TCTATAGAAACATCAGCTGCACCTGAACTAGCATTGTAAGCATCATCCAAGGTGTAACTAGATATGTATGTCATGTCTTTTATGTATACAGTAGCTCCATCTCGACATCCTATCGGTATGTCATTTTTGGTTGTTGGTGAACCAGCCTGTAAAACAAGAGTCTGATTTGTAATTGGCCTACCACCAGTAGTTACATAAAGCACTTCGCCATCTGCCACTGAAACCGAACTGGCGGATATTGTAATTTTGGTTACACTTCTTTGGCTTACTATATACAGAGGAGCAGACCAACTGAAAGTACTACCAATCAGGGTCATTACGCCACCGCCAAAAATCATTAAGCTCTTATCCTCTAGATTACATTGAAGCCATTCATCTTGGGATAGAAATAGGCTTCGTATAGTTGTCCAATATGGATCTTGGCTCTCGTTAGGATACGTTATTCCTAAAAGCGGTGTATCAGCCATGTCAAACCTCTTCCAATTTCAGGCGTACTGCCACAGTGTGATTACCGGTAACTGCCGCCCAACCGCCCCCTAAGTCTAAATTTCTAACAGGTACTCTAAAATCTACAAATTGTTCTTCTTCAGTATCTGTAATTATTCGCTCTGCGCTATCTACCAAAACGTCATCAATCAAAATTTGCATCTTCCATGTATGGTCGTATGTAGTTGGAGCATCTACACAACTATCATAATCAGATTGTACAGTGGCTAGCGCGTGTGCTGTATTACTGAGTTTAAATTGGTCTATGGACCCATAAAGCAACGGGTCTCCTATTTGTACATCTTCTCCAATATCAGGAGCATCAACATCAGTCGCCATTGCCCCTGTAGTTTGGCTTACTTTGTCGATGTACAATTCTAGTTCAGTACCTACGCTTGCTCCATCATAAACGATAGAAACCATGTGCCACCCGATATTGGTAGTAATTGCATAACCCGGCAGATTTACAACTGTGGTAGCCGCCCCGTCATTATGAGTTACCTGGTAGCTCCAGGTATGGCCAGCACCACCAAGCAGTTCTATTCTGAGCCCACCACCGCCCGCACCAGCGGTCATACATTCAAAGACAACAGGGTCTATCCCAAGACTCACAGCGTGTGAATCACAATCGAAGTTAATCCATGCCTCGAACGTGTATTCAGTCAACGGGTCCGGGGTAAATGCTTGTGGAGTATTAAACCCTGCAAGCCTAGCAGTAATTCCAACTGGAATTACCCTGCATTTGCTACCAGCGCTTGAATACGTTTCGTCACCAGATTCTATATCAGGCACACCTTCCAAATCAAATCCAGTTAGTACGTGATTTGTAGCACCTTCAAAATCCCTATCCATTGGGAACAAAAACAGGGTATCGGTTTCGACCTGTAATCCTACATTGTCTGTTCTTTGAGACATGGCCACGCCAGCTGTATTTATTGTAGCCTGGATTATGTCGATGTCGGTTAGATCCACAGTTTGTTTTATCTCTGTGTAATCCCCATCACTCAATGTGGCAAGTTCAGTGTCGCCATCTGAACCCAGCACAAAAGAGTAGGTCCCATCAGCTGCATCCACTCTTACACTGGGAGCTATCCGCCCTTGTTGTGCCCCGCCTTGCCTGTCAAACCAAGTACTCATTCTAGGTTGCCCTGTAAACCTCTATGGCGTCCACTGCTGCACGTCTGTTGATTGCCTCGCTTACTGCATACCCAAACCCCCAATAGCCGCCTGGGGTCAAAGGAGCGCTCCCTGTGTTGATTTGTAACCGGTCATCTATATAGTCAGTCATGCCAGCAACTGCGGTCCAAACTGGAGCTGTAACATCATTGGTAACCAGGTCGGCATTTTCGAAGACGCTCAATAAAACATCTCCATTATCCTGGACAATTACATCAAGTCTTATGTGGTGCCAAAGGTCGTCACTGATTTGATATTCTGATGATGAAGACCTGAGAGTTGTGACAGCCGAATCATCAGTATTGACACCTGATATAATCGTGCTTTTGACTAACACAATTTTATATGGGTCTTCATCTTGTAGTCCCAACAAGTACGCTGTATCGTTTACTGTTACACCAGCAGCACACCCTATTAGGAATGGAGAAAACCCAGTATTGGCAGTAGATGACAATCGCTTCAAAGCTCCTCGAATGGAACCACCGGCAGCCGTTGGTATAAAATTAGCCAGACTACAATACTTGCCCACTGCTCCGATGCTTGTGCCGTCAAGTGAGTTATACCCAAACACAAAAGACCCACCACCGTTTGGAGGGGTTATCCCAGCTGTTACACCACGCGCCACAGCAGCTGCACTAAGTATTGTTGTCAAATCTGTCCAGTCGTTCTGTCCCATCGTTATCTCCTACGGGTAAAGTTCGTTTGCCCATTCTGTATTCACAAATTGTTCTATTGTAACAACGCCAGTAAAAGAAGCAGCTGTTATCTCTGGTGCCGTATAAGTCGGATTCCAAGCCGCTGTAATTCCAAACCAACCATCTATTAGAAATTGTTCTAGATGGTCTTCTGATGTTATCGCCGCATTAAAAATAGCAGCCGTCTGACCATACACGGAAAGTATCATTGTTCCATAAGGGTCATCTGTTGAGTATTTGACTTGAGACCATGCATCTACCATTAAGGTATCTGTTGCTAAAACTCCTACTGGCATCGTAGTCAATAATGACGCAGGGAACAACACTTCTGTTTTAGCACTATTCAAACCCAATGTATTAAGACCAATAAGCGGCCTAGCATCTCTATAATATGGGTTGCTTTGTATTGTTACAAAAAATGTTTCATAGACAGTTGTTGCAGTATCCTTGGACTCGTCCCATCCCCATGTTATGCCTACATTGGTACTATCAGTCCAGGATGCAAAAATAAACCCTGCATTTGTAAGGGCTGCTGGTCTAAGCGTATTAAGGTGAGTCACTAACGTTGTTACACTCGCAAATGTTTGGGGTGTAATTGTCATCTTATATAGATCATCAGTTGCACTTCTTAATAGTACATGTAAATCAGCTTGTGAAGCTCCTATAGCAAGGGGAAATGTTATAGCAGATGAATTTAAAACACCTGTTAATGCTGTACCAGAATACCAAGTACAACCACTGTGGAACGGGTCATTATCCCAAGACTCGTCAAAATTCTCTGTTTCCAGTGGCAAGGTTGTCACTGTCAAATCATCATTGTACCAACCGTTCCATCCTGTTGGCACGGTTTCTGAATAGGGGGAAATAAAAGTTGGGTCTCCGTCTACCCAGTTTGGGCCGTCCCAAACCTCAAATGATTCTATGATACCAGCATAGGTTGGAGCTTCATCATTAAACTCTGCAGCCGCTGGGGTTGGTAATGAAGAATACCATAGGTGGTTATCATCCCATCCGGCTATAAAATCTTCTCTCCCACCTCGATAAACAGGTACTAGATGAAAACCAGTGCCTATCTCGTATCCTCTGGGTGTACCAGCTGGCATCGGTTCTACCGAATTGAATTCAGCAAACGCACCAACAGCTTGACTACTGTTCCATTCCCAGGGGCTAGCTTCTCCATAGACTGAATAAATCCGTTCAACCACCAGGTCATCAAATTCTACATATAGGCCAGCTGCGTTATTTGTGCCAGATAACTCTAGGGTTGTACTCTGCGCTACAAATGCAACATCAACTTCGTCCCAGTCTATAGATGCCGTGCCTGTATACATATCATAAGTTCCATCAAACGGGATTACTGGAACAGCTGTACCGTCGCCCTTGGCCCACACTCTTGCCCTGTAGGTTTTTCCGATTACTAGGTTAGCAACAGATATTTTAGAATCACCAGCTCCAGCAGCAGTAAGGCGTACAACACTCTCACCTGTTCCGCCAGTGCGGGTACCAGATTCCTTCGTTGGTGTACACAGTGTAGGTGTCCAATTTACTACGCCATCCCCCTCAAAACTTCCATCGTCACCCCTGGCCTGAGCGGTAGGAAATTGAAGAATTAGATTGGCTGTCCCACCTGTGATTTCTATAAACGAAAACTGTCCGGTGGTTAATGAGGATATTCTAACTTGACCGACCACTACAGATGCAATTGCTCCATCCATGATGTTATTCAGGGTTGTGACTATATTTGCCGCTGTGGTTTCCGTGCCTACAAAGTCTAGTATTTGCTCTATTCCGCCATCTACCTTTAAGTGTAATTCGGTTGCACCAATGGCGGCTATTGGGTAGACGACAGTATCTTCTACGTAAGCAGCAGAAGCTATTACTACATCCGGACCGTAGGTTGGAGCTAGTTCGAAACTAGAGTTGTCGAACGGATTTGTCATAGCTGTAAGCCTGTATTGCCATCATAAATTGTTACAGTTCCAAGTCTTGGGAATTGATGATTGCTTATTTGCACATCATCTCGCTGTCCATTAAGTGTAAATTCAGTTTCTCCAGCTCCTACTTTTCTTACGCCTGCCACGTCTCTAACAGTATTTTGGACATCAGACCAATTTATTTCTCCAGCTGGCAGGTCGTCTTCATCCTTGTAGTTATAACCAAAATCTACATTAGGATTAGCCTCTCCAACTTCGAGGGTTTCACCATCAGGTCCAAGACGTTCTCTTGATACAAGAGGTTCAAAAAACTCAGTTAGTGCCAATTCAACAGCAGTTTTAACAACACTCGCTGCATATCCGGTTTTAATCCAGATATGACAAGTCACATCAACGTCCAAATATGCCGCTGTTCTGGCAGTGACAGTGAAAGTGGTAGTACATGGATAGGTTACTGTTACAGCTGTTTCCACTGATGTTAGTAATGCCGTACTGGCAGTACCTCCACCCACTGGAACTATATATAGATACCCAGCATTTTCATCCATGGATATTTCATTGCTAGTCACCATAAGCGCCCTGGCAACCCCTGATACATTCAATGCGTGTACTTCGAAGTCTGTCCGTGCAACCGACCTGGTTAATGCTGTAAGAGTTGCCGGTCCGTTTACCCGGGCTGTTCCGATGGATTCTCGATCATCACCCGGGGTAGCAGCAACTGGGTTTGTAACTGTTAGTATTGCCGGGTTTCCGCTCAAGTCTGCAAACGTTCCCTCAATAACTATGAGTGAATTTGCCGCCACGCTTCCAGATGCCCCGCCTCCAGTTTTGTATGCTACTGTGATTGTTCCAGATGGAATAATACCGTTTTGATTGTCGCCGGTTCTGATTGTGGCCTTATCGTTTTGGTCCACTCTAATGATGTAGTCTAAATCGTTTGCGTCTGAGTTTAGAAAATTAGTTACCTCGGTCCAAGTACCCAGGGAGGTTGTCACCACAGCACTGTCATCGATGTAAGGGCCTTCTGCCAAAAAGAATTCCTGGTTGGCGTTTCCGTTGCTCGTGAATGTTGCACTCTTGCTTAGGGAATGTTCCCAGCTGAGAGTTCCTGTTGTGTTGCCAGCTGTAATTGTTACAGCCGCCTGAACCTCTCCTCTTATGGAATCGGTAATATTAGAAGTACGGACGATAGTCTCAGCCGGAATGACCAGGTCGTCTCCCAGTGGCCCGTTTGAGATTGTTACAGTAACGTCGGCAGTAGCAGCAGTCGCGCCCGATAATTCATATGTAGTCAATTTGCCTAGTCTAATCGCACTTTTACGCTGCCTGAACGTAGACCAGAACATTTCACGGGATTGTTTATTGGAATACAGGCTTAGCACATCTCCCATGAAACTGAAAAGCTCTCGAAAGAGATTTCCAGCATTATTGTACGCTGTTACGGGATAATCTGGAAATATCGATAAAATGAGGTCTACCATCCTGGCATCTAATGAGGTAGTATCCTTGCTCGTATAGTCATAATTTGTAGGTAGAATGGCCATTTTAACCGATTTCCTGTTCGACTGTGGCCCCCAGTGCATTACTACTATACCCT